ACGCTCGCCGACACAGACTCAACATAAAGCCACGTCATAACCGATGTTAACCGACGTAGACAGACACCCGCTTTCAATCGGACGCACCAAAAACGCACCACCCCACACCGTCCCAACGCACAAAAAAAAGCGCCCCGCCGAAGCGGGGCGTCGTATTGACGATGCGTGGCGCTAACACTGCGCGAGCTTGAGCCGCACGCGGCAGATCGCGTTACGGTCGTCCCCCGCGCCGCCGTCGTTGTCGTCGTGCTCCCACTTCAACCAAGCTCCGGAAGCGGTCTGCACGCGGTAAAGCGCCTCGTACCACTTGCCGTACTTGCTGCGGTCCGTGTCGTAGTAGACCGTGATGCCGATTACCCGCTTGGCGTGCTTTGTGTTCTTCGCGTTCCTGGGGAGCACGGTCCCGCCCTCGAGCGTGAGCTGATACCAGCCGCGCGGCCCGAGGCCCTTGGCTTCGAAGTCGTAGATCGCGGTGCCCGATGTGCCGGCGCACGCGCCGTCCTTCTTCCACGCTCCCCACTTGCCGCGCGCGAAAACGCGGTACTGCGGGCTCGGCGGCACCTTGGCCTTGGGCGTGGACGAGCCCGACGATGACGCGCCCGCGCCCGTCCACCTGAGGTAGCAGTCCCACGGATAGCTGTAGTAGCCGCGGATGTTGACCTCGCAGCCCGTCTGGTCGCCGCGAGCGCCGCCCGAGTAGCCGCCGCGCTCGTCCTGGGAAGCCTGGGCGAGCAGCCCGTTCCCGAGGTACACGGCGGTATGGTCGCGGTCGTTCAGCAGGATGTCGCCCGCCTGGGGATTGCCGTCCGCCTTCACGCGCTTCCATCCGCGCGCGCACAGCTCCGACGACATGTTGCCCGTGTACGTGGCGTCTCCCGTGTCGAAGCCCGCGTACTTGAGCGCGCCGATGACCAAAGACGAGCAGTCCGCGTTGTACCTGCCGCTCCCGAAGAAGTTGCCCCACACGCTCGTGCGGTCCGACTGGCTGTAGCCCACCTGGTCGCTGTCAGCCGCCCAGCGCATGGCCGCCAGGAACTTGTCGATGCTGCCGCTCATTTCCACCTCCTGGCATGGTCGATTGCGACGATGATCGCCAGCGCCGCGATCGAGCACGCTAAGATGCAAACGCTGGCCTGCATGACCGCGAACATGGCTAGTCCTCCCTCGCGTGCTGCCCGATAGGCGATTCGCCGCCGTTGGCCTCTGGGATACCCGCGATGCTGGTCAGCATGGACAGCACGGCGGCTGCGGCCATGCACCCGAGGATGTAGGGCCAGTCGAGCGATACGATGTTGACCACGTCCGAGCCGATGAGCACGACGCCCACCTGTGCGGCGGTCTTGGCGGCGCGGATTCCCGCCGCCTTGAGCCATTCCTTCATGGTTTCCTCCTTTACTGCTGGTGGTCGACCAGGTAGTTACCGATTTCCTTGTCCAGCTCCTTGAGCGCCGACACGTCGTTCCCGTCTATGCTGTGCGCGAGCAATCCGCGTATGGCGCGGAGCATCAGTTTGTTCATCTCGACCTCGCGCTGCCTGAAAGCCCAGTCGCCGTCGAGCTTGCGGTCTATGTCCTCCATGTGCTCTTCAAGCTTGTGGATGCGCTGCCCGTGGTCGGCAAGCGTGTCGGAGGTGGGCTTCTTGGCGAGCTGCCGCCAGTCGTGGATTGCCTTGACGGCGTTCCATACGAGCACAACGAAGGCCAATGCGATGCCGATGACGGCCAGCGTTATGCCGATGTGGTCGTATGGTATGTAGCTGATGTTCGACACTTTCTTCCTTTCGCGTTGCCTTGCCCATACATAGCACCTGCGTGAGGTGCGCGGACGAAGCGACTTCCAGCGGCTAGATGTACCAGAACCTTACGTTCAGGTCTGTGATTCTCGCGTTCGGCTTGCTCATGACGTAGAAGTTCCCGTTCGGATACCAGACCAACGTCACAGGCTCTGTGTTCGTGTCCCAGTACTTAATCGACGCGAGCAACTTCAGCGACGCGCTCATGGCCGCAGCTGGCACGGAAGTGGTTAGGTTCAGATAGCCGTTCGAACCCACCGTCACGCTGCCCACGGCCAAGTCCGTGTACTTTATCTGCTGCGCGGCTGTCGGGTTGACCCTCGTGGCCGTCATGCGACCACCGCCTCGGCTATGCGTTCCACGCCTCCACTCGCAGGATGTATATGTTGTTGTTCTTCGAAAAGCCGCTCGCTCTGTTGTTCTCGTCTATCGCAGCTTCCGCGTATCGGTTCGTCGGCATCGTGGCAATCGTCGTGCCAGAAATGTTTACCACGCGCGCCTTCATCATGATTGAGTAGCCGTTGTTGCTCACATGCTGCACGGCAAGGATGACGCGCCTGTCGTTCGGCCTGTATACGACGGTCGACCCATGAACATAGTCGTTCGTGTAGAAGAAAATGCGCATATAGTCGAAGTTCGCCGAACTCTGTGATAGCGTGACCGTTCCATTCGTTCCAGCCGACCCGCCGTCGTAGAGAACCGTCGGCTTCTCCTGGTACTCGGGGTTTATCCGCGTAGCCGCCATGAGCTACACCCCCCCCCCGATGGGCATTTCCGCAAGCTATCCATTCTCGACCTCCTCGCCCTCGGCTGTCGGCTCGACTTGCTCAGGTTCGACGATTTCGGGTTCTGGCTCGGGTTCTGGCTCGGGCTCGGGCTGCACGTGCTCGTAGCTCTGGCACGCGAGCAAGCGCCCGTCCGCCTGCATGAGCGAGCACGCGTGGAGCGGCAGCTGCGAGACCGCCGCGCCAGCGAGCACGCTGTGGTACTTCGCCTCCGCCGCGTTGCGGTCGTCGTAGGCCCAGCAGGGCGTGGACATGGCTCCGCCCTCGAAGGTCTGCATCTCGACTACTAGGTACTTCATGCGCTCTCCTTTCCTAGCTGGTGGTGTTCGTTCCGTCGTCGGGCACGTAGTACAGCCCGTTGTCGGGCGTGTAGTAGACGAAGCACGGGAGAATTGGGTACGGTCCCGTGAAGCTCGTGGGCACGGTGTGCGTGCTGTCCCAGATGAACAGCGGGAAGGCGTCCTCGCCCGCGAGCTTGAGCATTCCCGACACGATGTTCACGTTCCCCGACTTGTCGAACTCCACTAGCCTGATGTTCGACTGCACGGACGGGAACGCAACGAACGTGCTCTCGCCGTCGTAGAACTCGACCCTGAAGTCGTAGGCCGCGTCGCCGACGTTGGATATGGTCACGGTCGCCGTGCCGCTGTCGCCCGACAGCTCGCGGGTCGCTGTGGCCGTGGACGAGTATGAGGCGTCCGACGCGGCCTTCATGTAGACGCGCAGCGTGCGGTCGGGCTCCTGCGAGTCGGTCGCGTACGTGACCGCGATTGTCACGCTCTCGCCGTCCTCGTCGGCCTGGCCGCCCGTCGTGCGGGTCGCGGTGGCCGAGAACGTGGCGTCCACGCCCCTGTCCCACGTGCCCGCGCGATCGGCGTTGGTGAGGTTGGCGAACACTTCGTCGGACGTGACGGTGATGCCGTTGGAGAGGTTCGCGCAGCTCTTGCCGCTCTGGACGAAGTGGGTTCTGTGATTGATGCTTTGCGATTCCACCGGCGGCACCGCGAACGAAGGACCGAAGGTCACGGCGGTGAGGAGGTCGGTGCCGTAGAACATGTAAAACATATCCTCCACGGCCGAGGTGTCGAGCGGCGAGAGGTCGAGAGATGTGAGCGACGAGCAGCGACAGAACATGCTGTCCATGTCCGTCACGGAGCCCGTGTCCAAGCCGCCCAGGTTCACCGATGTGAGCGAGGAGCAGCCATTGAACATGCTGTCCATGTTCGTCACGGCGCTCGTGTCCAGGGCGCTCAGGTTCACGGACGCGAGCGACGTGCAGCCGCTGAACATGTAGTCCATGCGCTTTACTGCGCCAGTGTCGATGCCGCCGAAATCGATGGACGAGAGGGACGTGCATCCTTGGAACATGTAGCCCATGTCGTCGACGTCGGACGCGTTCAGCCCGCCCAGGTTCACCGATGTGAGCGACGTGCAGCCGCTGAACATGTATCTCAAACCTGTCGCGCCCGTCAGGCTCGACAGCCCCGACACCGACGCGAGGGCCGTGCAGCCCTCGAACATGTAGCCGAAATCACCGTCCTCGTAACTCCATCCGAGGTGGTAGTACGACCGCACCGACCCGCTGAACGACGCCGACGTTATGCGGTTGGCGTACTCGCCCCAAGGCCACCTGCTGATGTTCGTGGCCACGAAGCCGTGGACCAGGTACCCGCTCGACCCGCTCGTCGGCGCGACCGTGAGTGCGCCCGTGTCGGATATCGACCATGTGCACGTGCCGCACGTGCCTCCCGCAATAGCCATCAGCTACCTCCTCAGCCCGATGACGAGCTTGCCGTCCGATGCGTTCCTGATGCTGTAGTCGCCGATGTAGAGCGCGTCGTCCACCTCGGCGTTGACTGCGTAGAACTTGTCCTGCGACACGTAGGCCACCGTCTTCTCGCCGTCCATGAACCGCGTCGCATCGCTTTCCACGACTTGGTGCACGCTCGCCGCGTCGCCGACGGTCGCCTGCTCGCCGTAGCTGGCTACGACCGAGCCTTCCCTGTTGATGATGTCGAAGCTCGAATTGCCCACGCGCGCCGAGTAGCCCGCGTCCTTCTCGAAGTAGCCCGCCAGGCCCTCGGCGGTCGGGTTGGCCACCGCGGAGTAGACCCACGCGCCGCTCGCGGACTGCGCGCGCTCGTAGTAGGTTTTCGACGGGTTCACGGACGTGTCCTGCGTCGCGTGGTAGCGCGGGTCGGCCATCACGTGCAGCCCGTCCGACATGAGCGCGACGTGCGCCGCGATATAGTTCTGCACGCTCTCGTCCACAACGAGGTAGTACAGCCCCGCGGCGGCGGGCGACTGCGACCGCTCGTAGTAGGTGGGCAGGTCCTCAGCGACCGGGGATTCGACTGCGGTGTACACGTAGGGGTCGGCTTCGGTGCCAGCGCCCGTGCGCGCGTAGTACGTCTTGGTCGCGTCGATTGCCGAGTCCGTCGTGAGTTCGTAGGTGTAGGGCACCTGCTCGACTATCTCGTAGTCGGATGGAGCCGTGCCGCTGCCCGAGTGCTCGTAGTAGATTCTATTGGCCACGGGCGCGGTCTCGGTGGCCGCGACGAACGTGCCGTGCTCCGCTATCCAGTTGAGCGTGCCCACCACGTTCTCGACTTCCGAGAGCGCCATCCCCGCGCCTATCGCTGCTGCGTTGGCGGCCTGGGCGCGCTCGATCGCGACGCCCGCCTGGGCCCGCGCGATGGACGCGTTCTCGCCCGCCGCCTCGGCGTCAACGATTATCTGGGCGAGCGTCTTCTGCGACTGCTCGGCCACCTCCTCCACGCCGTCGAGCAGGTTCGCGGACTCGACCGCGTCCGACACGATCTGCGCCAGCGTCTTGTCGGCGGTCGCCGCGACCTGCGCCACGCCGTCCAGCAGCTCGTCTGCCTCCTCGGCGACCGACTTCACGTACTGGTAGTCTCCGTCGTTCACGCTCGGCACCGTGATGTTGGCGAACACCACGATGCGGTGGTTCACGATGTGGCACATCACGCGGTCGCCGTGGTGCACCTCGACGGTAGCGGTGCACGGCGCATATTCCGCGCTGCCGTCGATGAGCACCGTCTTGTTGCCCAGCTCGTCCACCGACACGGTGCCGAACTGGTCGCGGCTGGCCTGCTTCGCCGCCTGCTGACGCGCGGGCTGCGCGCCGCCGAGCAGCGCGGCCACGCCCTCCAGGGTGCTAGGCATTGAGCGCCTCCTCGTACTCTACGTCGCTGTCCACGAGCGCCGAGGCGTCGCAGCGCAGCACCTGCTTGGTTATGCGCCCGTCGGCGCGGTAGCCGAAC